TCGCCTCAAGTATCTCTTCTTTAATACCTTTAACAATTTCGTTAGTGCTAGAAGTGTCAGCATAGCCTGCCAGTTTCTTGGCAGCAACCATGTCACCACCAGCTTCATCAAACAAGACATTCAGAAACTTCTGTTGCCGTTCTGTTAATTGTCTAGCCATTGTTTCTCTTCTTCATTGTAGGGCCACATGTTACTTGCCTTTGTTCTGACAAGCCTTAACTGCTTTACAGTTAGATGGTGTAGGGCAGGTTTTGCATATTTTAAATTCTTTGTCCATTAAAACTCTCCGTTGTGCATTGCATTAGCAAGTTTTATTGCACGTGATTTTACCTGATTTGCCCACCTGCTGTCAAGCATTTCTTTTGCAGCAATGTCATATTTTTCTTCGTGGATGGCGTTCCACATATTATAAAACTTACATAAACGAGGTACACCCATGTTAAATGCCATATCCATCAAGATAAGTTGACGTACACTGTCTAATCTGTCTACGCAAGGGTGCGCACGTACCAGTTCTTCTTCGACAATCTGTACGTCATTCGTTGCTAGATAGACCGCATCAGCTTCTGTAATACCATATTCATATACGTGGTCTATAGTAGGAATATCTAGGTCATCTAGTTCTTCCTTTGTAATGCCACGGTCTTCTAGGTTCCGTCCGATACCAATGGTGTCAATACCAAGAGTATCCTGATACACTTGTAGCTTCAAGCCTTCATGGGCTATTAGCTTCTCAATAAAGTTTTCTCTACGATACTTCATTTGCTACTACGTGATTCTGAAATACGATGGTTAGACTGTCCGGGGTGTTTACCTTCGTGGTTCATCCACACAGCGAAAGCCCCTGTCATTGCGCCAGTTACCACAGATACTAAACCAGCCTGTGCTGCACTGGGATCGGACAAGGACATGAACCACTCGACTACACGCCAACTCATAAGCGTCATTACGAGCATCATAAATCTTGGTAGGAGTTTCCATTCAAGTATCTTTTCTGCAGCCATTATTTCTTTCCAAATATATTTGCTAATAATTAACGAGGTCTAAGAGGTCGCAGTTGTTGCCGCCGACTTCGTGAACGTCCAGTTTTTGCTAACTTACTTTGTGCGTTTTTCATAACTGGCCTACTACGTCTTACACTAGGTGCTGGTTTCTTTTGACTGTTTGCCTGACGTAATAACGCATTTCTAGCATTTGCTTGGCTATCAAGTTTATTTGGAACAATAGGTTTAGTTGAACGTGTTGATGCTACTGGCGTTCTACGTCTTGCAGGAACTTTACGACCTGAAGAAGTTTGCTTTTTTGCCAGTTGGATTTGCCTATTCCTCATAATTCTGCGGCGATTTCTAATCATAATATTTTTCCTTATCTTTTACCAAAGAATTTAGTTGCCGAACGAACTCCAAAAGAAGCCGCAACGATAACTCCAAGTGAGTATTGATACCATTCAGGCATTTCGTTGAGTCTTGCGAATCCATTTGCTACCACATCTTCCATACCGGGTACAAAGGCTAGGATTAGCGGAATACTGAAAAGTATGGTAAGCCACTCGTCTTTCCAAGACGAAGCCGAACTACGAGCCATTTCAATGTCCCAGTCAATCTCGCCAGTGGCCTTCTTTTCCATGATAGCTGCTTCAGCTTTCGCCTTTGCGACTTTAACTGACGATGTAGCTTTCGTTTCTTCGAGTTTTCCATTCATCCAACTCCCAGCTATATTAGCTATTGGACCTATCAGTGCTGTCCACATTATGCTCTACCTCTTCTGAACTTAGCGGTTTTCTTTTGTATCGCTTTAGGCTGGCTGACGAACTGCTTACCAGCACGAGTTCCTTCTCTTTTAGCACGGGTTGTAGCCGCATACTCCTGCGGCGATAACGCTTGTCTAGCCTTTTTTGGGAGATATCTTTCGCCCGTTGCTTTTGGCCCCTGAGTAGATGGCTTTCCACTTTTAGTACCCCATTCTTCTGCTGTCCAGCGTTTAAGACTTGCTTGTGGTTTTTTAAGTGTCATGGTTAAGTTATACCAGTTTTTAATTCAAATGTCAAGTAATTAATGAGTAAGCCATAGCAGAAGCAGTTATTACAAAAATAAAAAATCCAAGTGCAATAGCAGAAACTACGCCAACAGCAATTACAATCTTAACTGTTTCCATCATTTCATTATGTTTTTTTATTGCTTCTCGTCTAGCTTCTGCGGCTGCTTCTTTTGCTTCCCTGATACGTTTGGCTCTTTCATCTAAAATAGCCTGCCACGTACCTGAACCAAACCTGTGGTCTACTAATCTGCGAACTTCAGCTACTTGCTCTGCTGCAAGTTTAGCATCAATCATTTCTTTAGCAACAGACTGTACACCAAACTGGTCAGCTAGTCTAACGCCTGCTTTTTTATTGCTTTCTGCTTGTACTTGACTTTGACCCTGCAGCAATGCATCAATATCACTAGCTATAGAACTAATGTCTTTAGCAGTGTTTATGGTAGATTTAATTCCGTCTACGGCACTTTTTACAAGTGCTATGCCTGCAAGTGTTTCGGCAATCATGTTGGTTGGTTCCTACTTGGGTTGAGGCTTACATACTGCAGTTATCTTTAATCGTTTACCATCCTCCACTGGAACAGATCGTTGTCGGGACAATCTTTCAGCAAAGTATATGCATCTATCTATATCTTTAAATTTTTGTGTCTGGTCAATTAGTGTAGCCCCCAGATATACTGTGAGTACAAACTCAATCATTGGTCTTGTAACAATAACAATTCTAGTCTTTGGATAGCCATTTTCATATCTTGAATGGCATCTTTGTCAGCATGACTAACTTGCATATTGCTAACAGTAATACTCAAGTCGTGTGTTGTTTTTAGGTTCCAGCCAGCAAGGCCAATCATAATAGCCATTAAACCCGTGATGATTTGTTTTTCCATTAGTTTTTATACCCACCACCTGCTGCCTTATATTCACGTGCCAGCATCTGTGCTTTACGTGCTGACCACTGACCGGGTTTACCACCCTTGCTGCCAGCTTTAATCTTTTCAAATAATCTTTTTCTTAAGGCTGGCTTAGTGTAGTTGCCAGCTTCATTAACTCTACTTTTGCTCTTCTTTTTAGTGACCTTCGATTTGCTAGCTTTTCTAGTTGCCCCACCTTTCGCAAGTTTTTGCTTTTTCTCCACGTCTGTAATTGTTCCTTTGTTGGCTGATGCGTAGAAGATTTGTTCACCCTTCTTCTCCCCATATTTTTTTGTCATAGCAGATTTAATCTTAGAACCTTTTGTTGTAAGCGGCATCTCCTTTAACTCCTCTGGGGTACGAATGTTTCTTCTACGTTAAACACCACAGTCACTGCACTGTTTGCACTAGCAAGACCACGGAACTTGTCAGCTTTATACAGCCACATAGCTTCTGTAATCTGTAACAAACTATTTGGAACAAGCGTTACTGTTTCAGCTAACGTGTAGTACGTTGCGTTCTGGCTATCATACCAGTCAAGACTAAACGTAACACTGCTAGATGAGGCATTGTTTACGTAAATAGATTTAATGTTTGTTTCAAAATTTGCAGGCACTGTGTACAAGTCTTGATTGCTTGTAGTAAGTTCTACGCCTACTGTTCTATTTTTAGTTTGTATCATGGGGCTGTGTTCGCTATGTAAATGATATCGAAAGATGCTGCAACTCGTAGGTCAGCATTTGAACTGTCTGCAATGGCACGAAACTCAATGTCTGTTTTTTCTGGGATCGGCTGTGGGCATGTAATATCCAAATGATATGAACCCTCAAACAAATCGAACTTGTTTTGTGTACGGAACACACCGTTAAATTCACGAGTGAGCATACGTATTGTAGCAACTTTATTGTTCTGTACCGTAAACGCAGTGGTGTCTACTTGAAACAAATAAGCTGTATAACCAGCAGGTACAGTCCACAAAGCCATCAATGTTTGTTGGTCAGCCACCGAAACATATGCATAGGTAGTGCCGCCGTTGGCAATTGTAATGTTACCAGCAGATGCCGTGTCGCTAGACACAAAGGCACGATACACACGTAAAAAACTGCCGGTGGTCGTTGCGGTCCCCGATGCATTTAAAGTTACTGTTTCAGATAACTCATTGTAACTTGCGTCCACACCTTGAATGGTTACTTCGACATCTTCGTCTGTGGCACCCGAACTACTGGTCGCTGTCATGGTAACAGCACTAGCTGGATAAGCATACAAGCCGCCTACATCCCAAATAGTTTCTTCTGAATCGTCAATGTCGCCGTTGTATCCAAACTTAAATACACGTTTGTGTCCGGCAATTAAGCCACGAGATACTTGCAGGAAATATGGGTAGTCGCCTACTCCACCACCAAACGTCACTACTTCTGGATAATGTGTGATGCTCACTTGTTATTCCAGTCTAATACTTTACGGTGCAACTTCCAAAACCAATTGCCAATACGGGTAAAGGGCTTGCCCATGTTAAGCAAACCCCAACCCAAATACTTAACCAAAGTAGGTTTTAACTTTGTATTGCTTATTAGGTTTCTTGCTATGTCTACCGGGGCGAGTAATGCGTTTCTTATAAACAGATGCAATTGATCCAATAGTTTGTTTAGCCATTTCATGTTACTTCTTCTTTGCCATTCCACCACGCATCATTTTCTTCTTTGATGCCATCTTAGCCATGCCACCGCCACGCATCTTCTTGGCTGCTACACCGCCACCACGCATCTTTTTAGCAGCCATCTTTGCCATACCGCCGCCACGCATTTTTTTCTTAGCTACCATGTCTAAGTTCCCTTCTATCTAATACTAAACTCTGATACACTTCCTCTGGAAAGTGCTTATAGTATCCAGACTTCTGCAAACTCAATGCTGCATCGTCTAGTGTGGATAGCCTCTGTACAAACACCATGCAGTACACTAGGCTGTCATCTGTTGCATCTTCATCAATTAAAAAGTCCAGACCTGCCTCTTCAGCATCATAGTCTGGATGGAATACCATGAGGTGCATGTCTTTGCCAGCAATGGACATGGCCTGATTTACACCATCGCACCACCCATCTAGGTAGTGCATCTCTGGTAGCATTTCACTAGCCCACACAACTATATCATAGTCATGGTACTCAAACTGTGCTACTTCTTTAGCTAGTCCATCTACCCCTGTATTTATGCTGAATGTTACTTTATTGTCTAGCCACGCTTGCTTTGCGTAGGGGCAGGGTGGTAATCCATTAAGTTTTGCATTAGGTACTTCAAGAAACTCATGTGACCACTTACGTATGTCAGCTTCTATTTTATGCACGTGCGTTGCGCTTACCCGCATTACGTTTACGAGGATATGATCTATTCTGTGATGCCTTCACGACTTTAGTGGCACCATTTTTATCCAATGCATTGCCATTTACGTGATGCACATCCTTGCCATCACCTTTTTGTACAAGACCAGCCCTCATAGCACGTCTACGTGCCAAGTTACGATTAGCACGTTTCTTTTTTACATGCGGCTGTGAATCATATGCCTGCTCTTTTTTGTAATTACGTTTAGGAGCAGGTTTAGCAGCCGGTCTTTTAGGCGCACGAGGTGCCATATTACTTACCTGTGATTTTGTTATAAACTTCTGGGCTTGCAGCTTTCAGTGCCTTTAAACCCTTATTCATTTGTACTGAACCACCTGCAACATACATATGCTCTTTTCCATATGCCATGCCGCCTCTAGCCATTGCTGTTTTCTTCTCACGTTCTTTTTTAGTTGGCTTTGATTTAGGTAAGTCCATTGTATCAGGCTCACGTTTACGTCCACCAAGAATTAAAGTTACACTGTAGCCCATATCGCCTTCACGCTTCTCTAACTCTTTAAATGCCGCTTTAGCAGCTTGCTTAGAAGCACCGCTATCTTTCTGGATCATTTTCTTTAGATCAGAAGTATCCATCCCAGAATAGTCACGTACAATTTTCTTTTTACCTGACATTACTTTTTTCCTTTTCCAGATTTTTTGTTAAGATATTCTCTAAGATTTTTAGAGCCAGATTTTTTAACTTCAGTTTTAGTTACTGCGGCATACTTCTTGCCTTTCCACGTAAACTCTTTTTTATTTGCCTTACGTGCTGCAGCAAATGCCTGTTTAAAAGTCATGCTAGTATCTTTTTTAGCTGCAGGTGGTGCTTTCTTTGGCGCAGGTGCTTTCTTTGCCGTTGTTGTTTTTTTAGCTGGCTCTTTCTTCTTTGCAGCAGAAGATGCAAATACACCTTGACCTGTGGCCTTACCTGTTTTAGATTCAATCTCTTTCATAATAGATGGTTTTACTTGCGTAGTAGGTTTTTTATTTGCAGCAGCTTTCCTAGCACGTGTGCGAGTTGCCGCAAGTTCTTTGTTCTCTGCAGCTTTCTTTTTAAGTTTGGCTTCCATCTCAGCTACAGTCATTTTACCACTCATCATAGATGGTCTAGATTGATTTGCTGAACCTTTTAGCGCATCTTTAATTTTAGGACGACCTATTTTAGCACGACCACCCATTTCCTCTAGCATTGAAGGTGTGTTTTGTTTACCCGGTTTTTTGTTAGCTGCTGCCCTACGAATACGTTGACGCAGTTTTTCAAGCATTTCATTTTCTTTATCTTTAGCCATTGTCTAGTTCCTTACCACTTAACTTTATGTGACCAATACTTCGCTGACAGCTTGCTGGTCGGTTTCCCCTGCGCATCGTGACGTGCGTAGTACGATTTCTTACGTGCCTTATCCTTTGCAGATGTAGGGTTCTTCCCAGCACCTTGTACGCCTTGCTGTCCAAAGCGAATGAATTTATATGTGTCACCTTCTTTTGCCATTACGCAGTGTGACTTAGTAGGATGCTTTGGAGTACGCTTCGGCTTATTAACGCCAGACAGCCCCTCTTCCTTCATCTTATTTGCTACTCGTGTAGGTATAGCCATGTTACGTCTTCAGTCCTTCTGGTATACTAAGTGGGAGTTCTGTTGTTAGGCACGTAGCTGACCAGTCCACAATCTCGCCACTAGCCATTCTAGGTCTATGCATCTCACGTACAACCTCTAAAGTAGGACACTCAACTACATTACGTGCGTAAGACTTTAGTTCCCCATCCGGCATTACGATCACGGAGAAGAACACAAAAAAGGTATAAAGTTCCATCACTCATTTCCTTCACTCCACCCCTCTAAACGCATATAGTCTTCTGTTTGTTTAAGTGTAAAGGTACGTGGGGCAAACTTAGCCTCCAATGCACTGCGCACGTAGAATACGTCACTGTGAGGAATATGAAGACGGTCTAATGAATTAGTACGTATGGCTTCATAGAAAGCATCAAGTACATTATCTGTGTATAGTTTTACGGATTTCTTTGCCAAAGTCAAGAACTTTCTTTATAAAAACACAAATAACTACACTATACTGTACACTATAGTGTTACACTTAAGTGTTATTAACAAAGAATATTTAGGGATTGTTTAAGTGAGCATTTAGGTGTTATTAACAATCTTAATTAATAGACACTTTAGTGTATCACTTATAGTGTAGTGTAGTTATACCAATTATAGCAAACTATGTCAACCCCTGTCAACATCTTTTTTGTAAAAAACATCTAAATGGTCCATATGCCCCCTATAGTTGCCTATTTTTTAGGCATGTTGCACATTACTTGTGCATATACAGATATCAATTACCAGTGTGGTTAACAGTCAATTTACCTGATCTGTGTATTTCTGTGTATATATACTACGTATACCCCCCGTGTGCCCACGCCCGGAGGGGCTACCTATGACCGATTTCGTGTGTTAACACGCTAAAACACCCGCAAAAATGCTAATGTTTCCGCTGATAATGCTAGTAAATGCGCCAGTTATAGCAATAAGCCGTCAATTGATATGCTATCACTTGCCGATTGCGTTGTTGTGATTGCTGGCACGGTTTTACAGATTGCATATCGCAAGGCATAACGGGTGCATATAATGGCAGAATATACCACCCCCATAAAAACAATGGTCATATGCTGCAAAATGTAACGGCGTTACAAAATAAAATTAGTTTAGATTAATTGTATCAAAACTCTTGCGTTTATCTAAAAATAGGCGCAAGATAACAAGGTCAATAAGACATAACCAAATAGAAAAGGAATAGACAAATGACTGTATCAAATCAAATCAAAATTGCCGCTTCAATCTTTCAATCAGTAAAAGATAATGCTAATGATTTTGACGATAAAATGCGAGCAAATCCGCTAGCATTAAAGGCAACGATTGCAGTTATGGCAAAAGCTGAAAAGGCAAAAGCAGACGCTGAAAAAGACAAAGGCAAAGCTTTTTACGCTGCAATGACAAAAGGTGGTCTTGGTGTCTTTTTTGATAATGACGCAAAACAAGAACGATCACTCGCAATGGAGCTTGGCGGCATGCGTAAATGTGCAAAGAATGATTTGCACGTTTTATCTGATACTGATTTTAAGGCAATGATCAAAAACCATGCAAAGGCAATCACTAGTGTTCGTCAATTTGCCGCTGATCATTTTAAGACAGCCAGCACAAAAACCGAAAGCGGCAATGATGGTACTGAAACCGAAAGCGGCAATGACGATGCCTTGCTTGACAGGCCGCAAAGCGAAAAATCAATTGCTGATCAATACGCTGATTTTATTAAATCTGCATTTGCTGGCAATCCTAAAGCATTTTGGAAGTGGATTGAAAAAGGCAATAATGAAGCAATCGAAGCAGGATTGACAAACGCCAAGCGCAAGGCAAAGCCTGAATTACCTAAACTAAAATCCCTTGCGGCATAATTGAAACCTAATTGATAAGCTGGCATTTGCTGGCTTATCTTTTTTTATGAAAGGCAATATCATGACATATAATATTGACGAAATGACATTATCCGAAATGATCGCATTTTATAATGCCTTGCCTATAGAAGAACGCCCTAATCATTGGCTTTTGAGATTGCATATTGAAGCCATGCTATAATGTAACGGCGTTACAAAATATCTCAACAATGCCTCGCTTCACAGCGGGGTATTTTTTTGTGCCTATTTTCTGCCCATCATACCTACGGTCATCACATGGGGTTGGCTGATGGGGTTGGCTGATGCTCATTACGGTCATAGGTCGGGGTTATGGGGTTGGGGGGTTGGCGATATTGAC